GATCCAGACGACTTCGAATGGTGGCCCGTCCGCATCGAGCCGCCTCGGTAGGCACGGCGATTGCAGGGGAGGAGAGCATGACCCGCAAGGTGATCCACATGCCCGACGAGTTGATCGCCCGCATTGAGCGCCAGCGGGATCGATTCGAGGCCGAGCACGGTGTACGCCTCACATTCGCCGACGCTGTGCGGACGCTGCTGGACGTGGCGCTGATTGGAGAGGAGGAGAGGGATGACGACTGAACCGAAAATCGCGCCCCACATCGTGAACGGCGAGCCGACGTGCTCGGGCGAGGAGTGCCCGGCGTGGGAGTCGGTGTCCGACATCTGCGAGATGCATGTTTGCACAGCCGCCAGGGGCAGGCCGGTGGCGCACGCCGACAAGTTGTGCCTTCCCGGCCTCCGTCGCCAGCGTGACGACTTACACGAGAAAAACAAGGAAGCCGTTGTCGCGCTGGTAGCACATAGTGAGAATGAAACGCGGCTGTTGAACGCGAGCATCCAAGCGTGCGAGGAGCGGGACACGGCGCGGCGGGAGTTGTGCGAACATTATGCTGGAATCCACAGCAGGGTGCGCGCCGATCTGCTCGATTCGTCGTGGCACCATTTTGAGAATGTACTCAGGCGTTACGCCGCCTCTCGCGGCTGGTCGTATTTGTACGAGACGCCGGAAGGCGGGGAGGGTTGAGAGATGATAAACTACGATGCGATCTACGACGAGGGATGCATTGCCGGGCGAGGCGGCGCTGATGCGAAACAGAATCCATATCCGCAAGATCAAAAGGCTGATGGGGTATACTCTATGACGCCGCACGACAGATGGGAGGCTGGAAGACAACGCGGGAAGCGTTGGTGTCCTCTTGCGCTCCGATCTGTGATGTGTGTCCCAGCAGTGTAACCACGAAGTCCTGGCGGCGCATCCCGTGAGCACAACCGACGCGAACACGTGTTCGCTCTTCCTGGCGCGCCGGTCGGGTGCTACTCTGGGGGAGTGAAGAAGGTTAAGTACCATCGTCCAAAGCTCTCCACGATGTCCACGGAGCCCGCGTTCTACAACCTGCCCGAGACGGTGGAGACCTATAACCAGGTGATCGGGAAGCTGCCGGAGCGCATCGACCGCGGCCGCTATCTGTTCCTGCTCATGATGGCGGGCTTCCTGCGGGACCGAATCAAGATCCACGCTCCCGACGTGTACATCAACGGCGAGTCCAAGAAGTACGCGGAGGACCTGCGCATCGCCCTGGTGAGCGGGACCGATGCCGAATCGGACGCGGTGGCGATCTACTTCGAGAACGAGCGCTCGGTGCTCACCGAGGACCAGGTGGGGCGCACGGCGCTGTTCGTGCGCGCGCATCCGCAGTCACCGGGCTGGGTGGACGTGCTCACGAAGTGGGGGCCCTGGCCCGCGGAGCTGATGCCGGTGAGGCTGGCGCCGCAGCACGCCAAGGTGATCTCGCGCACCGCTCGGCCCGACGAGATCAAGGCGCTCACGGCGCGGCTGACTGGCAAGCGCAAGCAGATCCTGTCCGAGTTGCTGAAGGCCGGAGCGGACAGTCCGCAGATGGAGCGCGGGAACGGAGCGGCCGGGACCGAGGTGACGCAGGACATCGCGCACGCGGTGTTGCGGCGCGAGTTCGGGATGGACGGAGACACGCCGCGATCCCACTGGCGTCCTGCGTTCCGCGAGCTGCTCGGAGCCATGCCGGACGCGATCCGTCGCTTCAACCAGTACCTGCTCACGGGGCGCGAGAGCTGTTTTTCTTTGCCAGATCTCGACGGGGAGCTTAGTATGGACCAGTTGCGCGCGGGGGTGCCGTTCGTAAAAGAGCTGGCTCCCTTCGTGCCCAAGCGCTAAATGCCAGCGGGATGGCTTAGAAATCCCGAGATGAAGGAACTGGCGCATTCACGCGCCTCAACGCTGAAGATGCTGAAAGGGTGAACACGATGACTACGAAGCCGGAAGAGATGGACAAGCTGAACGACCTGAACAACGCTCTGGGGTCTGTCGAAAACGAGCTGTTGCAGCGCAAGCTGGCGCAGCGCGAGGACGACCTCGACGTCGCGGTGGGCGTCATCAACGATCTGGCCGCGCAGGGGCACGTCGAGATCTGCCCGTGCGGCGACGAGGACGCGCCCGCAGCCGAATAGCGAACACGAGTTCGTTTTTCGGAAAATGCCAGCGAGGTGGCTTGATAACCTCGACGCTCCGGGGTGCCTATGACAGTGATCGGCACGCTCACGCTGAGAGACTGGGATGCCGGTGTGCCCTTGACCCTCGGCGCCGAGGTGGCCTCCTACGTCATCGACGGCGACACCCGCAAGCTGAACGTGGTGTCCGTGCCGGGCGTGCGATCCGGGCTGGCGCATCTCAACGACAAGATCCCGGTGATGTTCTTCGACCCGGAGGACACCTACCAGGACTTCGTGCTGCCCTGCTTCATCATCAAGACCAACGACATGACCCCGGCGTTCGACCGGCAGCCCTGGTACCAGTGGGTGGCGCGCGGGCCCGCCAAGGACGCTGCGGAGGTCACGCTTACCGATGGGACGAAGGGGTACACGCGCTACGAGAATCAGTGGCGGCCCACTCCGTTCGACATCTCGTACGACGTACAGGTCATGGGGCGAAGGCGTCAGGAGACGAACCTGATGCTGATGTACGCGCTCCGGCACTTCCTCCCGCCGAGCTTTATTTTCAAGGTAATTGACAGCCTGGGCGATGTGCGCGAATATGATGCCCTAGAGGTCAGTGTTTCCGAAACTTCGGAGCTGGCCGACATCGCGGACAGGACGGTAGCATGGACAATCTCTTTCACGGTACGCGCGGCAATCGATCTTCACGACCCAGTGGAGATGCCTGCGATGCAGGCGTTCGATGTGACCTACGCGCACTACCGTCCATGAGGAGGATCTGATGGCCTGGTACTACTACTCGGGTCCGATCACGCAGGCGATTCGCGTCTCCAGCACCAAGTCGGTGGCGGTGCATCCGCACACGAAGGTGGAGATTTTGGAGGTCACGCGCGAGGTTCAGGCCCTGATGAACTCGCAGGTGCTCCGGCGCTGCGGCCGCCCCCTGGGGGCCAAGTCGATCGCGGACGAGCCGGTGGCTCCGCCGGTGCGGATGCAGGACGTCCTGCCGAAGTCCTCGCTGGCGCAGCATTTCGCCGAGAAGGGCGTGACGCCGTCGAAGGCGATGCCGCCGAAGAAACCCGTGGGCTCCCCGGAGTACACGGTCCACGAGCTGGCGCTCGCGGAAAAGGGCATCTCCGCTCCGAGCGGTGGGGACGCCCCTGCTGTCGCTGTTGATCCCGCTGTTCCCGCTGCTCCCGTTGTTTCCGCTGAGGAGAAATCCGAGAAGTCGTCGAAGAAAATGAAACGGTGGCAGGACCGATAGGTCTAGCCCGCGGAAGAACACGGAGAAGCCATGTCTGAATTCACGTACGCTGGCGTCTACATCAAGGAGATCCCGAGCGGTCCGGGTCCGATCTCGGGCGTGACCACGTCCAACCTGGGCCTCATCGGCTTCACGTCCCGTGGGCCGGTGGACTACCCGACACTGGTGACGAGCTTCACGGAGTTCAACACCAAGTTCGGGACGTTCCTCACCAATGGCCTGCTGCCGACCATGGCGTACGCGTTCTTCCAGAACTCGGGCCAGCGTCTGTACGTGGTGCGCGTGACGCACCCCGACTCGAACGAGGCGGTCTGGGACTACGAGCTGGCATCGACCGACGAGGTTCTGGGCGTGACCGTGGTGCCGAGCGGGCTCTACGATCTCAGCCTCGACCACGTGCCGGTGAAGGCCACGGTGCCGGGCACGGTGACGATCACTTTCGAGGGCGCTCCGGATGTGGTGTTCACCGATGACGGCCTCGGCACCCTCACGGGAGCAGGCGGCGGCGGCGGTTCCGGGTCCATCGACTACGAGACCGGCGAGGTCACGATCCAGCTGAAGGTGCCCGGGGACTACACGGGCGGCGCGAACCGCATCCTGGCCACGTACACGTACCGGGTCCTGCGCTTCGAGATGAAGTGGCCGGGCGCGGTGGGCAACTTCTTCCGCATCACGATCACGCCGGGCAGCGACGACTACATGACGGCGGCGACGGCGTCCTGGTCGCGCTTCACGGTCACGATCCAGGAGGACCTCAACCAGGACCCGGCGAACCGCGCCTGGTCGACGCTGGAGACCTTCTCGGATCTCGTGTTCGACGATCCGATCAGCAAGAACTACATCACGACCGTCATGAACGACTCGATCTCCGGGTCGCAGTACGTGGCGGTGACGGACTACGGCAACGCGATCAACCCGCCGATCCTGGCGGGAACGCAGTACCTCAACGAGAACCTGTACACGCTCCAGCAGCACAGCGACGGGTCCTCGGCGGTGGTGCCGGACCCGTACAACGGCGCGTGGAAGGGCTGGGCGTACCAGCTCGCACACGACGTCTTCCCGACCACGTTCTCCGCGGACTTCCGGTTCATCGAGGACAACACCCGCATCGGTACGGGCGACGTGGGACCGGCTGCGGTTCCGCTCCTGACCTGGACCCCGGCCGCGGTGGTGGCTGGCAGCTTCGACATCACCTGCAACCTGACGGTCGCCGGGGCGAGCGTGCTGGTGGATGACGGCGCCGGGCACCTGACCTTGGGCGGAGTCAACGTCGGCACCATCAACTACACCACAGGCGCGCTGGCCATCGACCTGTCGACTGCGGCTCCTCCGGACACGTTCGTGGCGGGGTACCCGCTCACGCTCGACTGCACCTACGCGCAGCCGGTCACGGTGATCGACGACGGCAACGGCGCCCTGAGCATCAAGCCTCCGAGTGCCTTCGTTCCGCCGCTGGTTGGCGTGCCGACCAAGTTCCAGCTCAACACCGGCGGCACCAACTCGATCGACTACGACACAGGCGAGATCATCCTCACCTGGAAGATCGCGGGCGACCCGGCGGCGGGCCCGGACGGCACGTTCACGCTGAGCACCCCGGCCGAGGTGACCTCGACGGCGGGGCCGTGGAATCTGACCTCCGGCATGGCGTTCAACCTCATCGTGGATGCGGTTGCGCCTGTTCTGTGCACCTTCACGGGCACGCGGGCTACCGCGGTCGGCGGCGCGGTGTTCCCCATCGGTGCTGTCGGAGCGGGTGACAGTTGCAGCGTGATCATCGGCGGCGTGACCTACCCGGTCGTGGCGGTCGGTGGCGAAACGCTCGCGCTGGAGATCGCCAACCTGATCAACACGGCGGTGGCGGGCGGCGGCGCGACGGTGACCGGCGGCGGAACGGGAGTGGACATCTACTGCGACATCGAGGGTCTCGATTCGAGCGTGCAGCTCGTGGCGGGTCCTCCCGGAACCGACCTCTTGGCGCAGATCGGGCACGTCCCGGCTATCACCCCCGGTGCCGGTACCGTGGGCAACATCCACGCGGTGGACGCGGCCGACTACAAGACCTTTATCGAGGGACTCACGGCGGCGACTGTCGACGTCAACCTCGGCGGGTCGCAGACAACGCACGGCCTCTTGGCCGGTTCCGCTGGCCTCCTGACCTTCACGGACGCCGGTATTGGTGGTGCCACCGCGGCGCTCGGGCTCGGGGCTTCGCCGGTGCACGTCCACGGCATCGACTCTCTGACGGGCGGCGAGCTGGCGGACTACTACGACGATCCGGCCGCGTCCATCCTGGGCGTGCTCACGGGCGGCCTGGACGGCTCCGCCACGGACTCGGGCGACGTGGTCAGCCCGCTGCTGGCGGCCGACATGCGGGGCCTCTACGCCTTCGGCAAGGTGGACGAGCTGATGCAGCTGGTGGCGGCGGACTTCCAGTCCGACACCTACGTCATCGACGCGCTGCTCACGTACGCCGAGCTGATGAAGGACAAGTTCGTCATCTGCTGCGTGCCGCACGGCCTGGAGTACCAGGACGCGACGACCTGGAAGCGCTTCACCCTCAACCGGTACAGCAGCTTCGGCGCCATCTACTACCCGCACGTCAAGGTGAAGGACCCCATCACCGCGGTGAACGTGGACGTGCCCCCGGGCGGCCACGTGGCGGGCGTGTACGCGCGCACGGACCAGAACAAGAACGTCGGGAAGTGCCCGGCTGGCATGGAGGACGGCGTCCTGGCCTGGTCGGTGGGCCTGGAGTACGACCTCACCCCGACGCAGGTCGGCGTGGTCTACGAGAACAAGATCAACCCGTTGGTGCAGTGGCCGTACACCGGGCGCTGCGTGTGGGGCGGGCGCTCCATGGACGTGAGCGGCGGCGAGTGGCCGTACCTCCAGATGCGGCGCCTCTTCATGTTCGTCGAGAAGAGCGTGTTCAAGGCCACGCACATCCACGTGTTCAAGAACAACGGCGCGCAGCTCTGGAACGAGATCACCACGCAGCTGGTCAACTTCCTGAGCGGCCTGTACCAGGGCGGGTACTTCGCGGGGACCTCGGCGGACGACGCCTTCTTCGTGATCTGCAACCGGTCGAACAACCCGCAGAACACGGTCGACCAGGGCATCGTCTTCTGCGACGTGGGCATCGCCGCGAACAAGCCCGCGGAATATATAGTATTTAGGTTCAGCCAGAAAAGTTTGAGCTAGTTAGGTGTGAATAGCTCAAGCGATGCTTGAAGGTTTGAGGAGCCAAGAGATGGACGCGCACAACCGGTTCGATCGGACGATGGAGGCGGAGGTGGTTGCCCTGTACCAGGGTGGGACGCCAACGCTGCACGTCGCCCGGCGCTTCGGAGTTTCCGACACCACGGTGCGGAATATCCTACGGCGGAACGGGTTGGTCGCTTCGCATCTGCGGGAGAAGGTATCCGAAGCGCAGATCGATCAGATGTTGGCGCTGTATCACGCAGGGAAGACGCTGAAGGAGATCGCCGACGAGTTGAGCGTCATCCGCGGAACTCCGTGCTCCAACGGTACGGTCTCCAAGGTGCTCCGAAAAGCGGGAATCCCAATGCGGCCCTCGATAAAGCGCCACAAACTGACGCCGGAGTTGCGGCAGGAGTTGGCGGGGCGGTACGCGGCGGGCGAGATCATGGCGGCCTTGCAGAAGGCCTACGGCGTGTCGAGCACGGTGGTGACCGACTGCCTGGACGAGTTCGGGATCGCGCACCGCACGGGCTGGGGGCGGTTTCACGCGCCCGAGTGGACGGACGCGCTGGGCCGCACCTGGGTCTTCAAGTCGCGCTGGGAGCTGGCCTACGCGCAGCACCTGGACGCGCGCGATCTGGCCTGGGACTACGAGGGCCGCAAGTTCGGGCTGCGGGAGTGCTCGTGCTACACGCCGGACTTCGCGGTCGAGTTGGGCGGCGTCGAGGAGTACCACGAAGTGAAGGGCTGGCTGGACGACCGGACGATCGCGCGCATGCAGGAGTTCGCGCGCACCTACCCGGCGCGCCACCTGGTCCTGGTGGGGCCGCGCGAGCTGGTGGCCCTGTGCCTCATCGAGGCGCACTACGCCGATCACCCGCAGGCGGACCGCGTTGCGTCGATGCGGGAGTGGCTGGAGAACCGATACCGGCACGCGAACACGTGTGCGCGGGTAGGTACGAGGTGACACGTGGCTGAGATTCGGCGCATCCCCCAGGTAGTGGTCCACGAAGTGGCCATCGGCGGCGTCTTCAGCGGCGTCGCGTCCGACGGGACCGACAGCATCGAGACGCTGTACCGAGGCCGCCTGCGCAAGTGGCTGGCGGGCACGGTGGGCGGTCTGTTCGTGATCCCGGCGACGTTCGAGCCGGGCTGGGGCATCGATCGGATCATGTGGGCTGCGACGGGCATGGGCGGCGTGGCCATCAACATCATCGACGACGACGGGTTCATCTACCCGGTGGCGGCGGTGGTGGGCGACGCTGGAACCTGGGTTCCGCCGGATTCGGGTGGCCTCCCGATCCTGCCCGGCTGGTCGGTGCAGGTGGTGGGGACGAACCCCCTGGGCGCCCTCGGGCGCGTGACAGTGGTGATGGGCCGGGGCTGGGGGCAGGACATGTACGGCGGCGCTCCCATCTTGGGTGAGGAGCAGTATCCTCCGGCGAAGACATACACGCCGTAGGCGGCGAAGGAGAACGATCATGCGGGCAGCGGTAGACGATCTGATGCAGGGGTTCCGGTTTCACGTCAAGGCGGTGAACAAGCTGGGCTTGGACCCCCTCCAGCCGATTCCGGCGCGGGGAGATGGGTTCGAGGGTGGCGGGGTGGCGGGCTTCCAGTCCGTGACGCTCCCCGAGCTGAGCATCGAGGCCACGGAGTACCGCGAGGGCACGTTCACGTGGACGCAGAAGTACCCGGGCCCCCCGACGGTCAGCGACTGCACCCTGATGCGCGGCGTGTCCAAGACGGACACGGCGTTCTTCGACTGGGTCATGGGGTCGGTCAACGGCGCCGAGTACCGTAGCGACGTCACCATCTACCATTACCAGCGGACGGAGATGGGGAACTCGGGCCCGACGCCGCTACAAGGTCCGGACCAGCGGGCGGTGTTCTGCAAGAACTGCATCCCGACGCGCGTGAAGCCCGCGGCGGACTTCGACTCCATGTCGGGCGAGGTGTCGCTGGCCGAGGTGGACTTCGCCATGGAGTCGTTCGAGCTGCTGGTCGCATAGCCTTCCGGCGGGAAGGAGGCCGCCTACCATGCCGAGCCGATCCCGCCTGGAGGACCTCCTCCGATCAAATCGCTTCTGGCTGGTGGACGTGATCCCATCGAGCACGTTCCCGTTCTTCGTGCTGGGCGCTCCCTTCATGGGGTTCCAGTCGATCACGATGCCGGAGATCTCGCTGGAGGTGGACGAGGTCAAGCAGGTCAACTCCATGTACAAGCGGTACGTGTACAGCGGAGGGTCGATGGGGGCCATTACGCTCACGCGTGGTGCGCGCGTGTACGACGACACCTTTTACCAGTGGATTCAGCGGTGCATCCGCGGCCTCGACATGAACCCTAGGAATCTGCTTTTGATCCAATATAGCGACATCAACCTGACGATGTTCAGCGGCGCGTCGATCGAACTGCCAGTGCCGATGAAGGCGTGGGAAGTAGCGCAGTTTATCCCAGGTAGGGCTTGGCTGCTCTGGGACTGCATCCCAACGCGGTACAAGGCGGGCTCGGATCTGGAAGGGACGTCGGGCGAGGTGAGCATCATGGAGCTGGACATCCAGCCTCATGCGATGGTCGAGTTCTGCATGTTCACAGCCGAACAGGCGCGAACGTTCATGGCAATAGATGCGGCACGGAAAGATGTAGTTCTCTAGGAGGTCGCGATGAGGAACCTGATCGAGCGGATCAACCGGACGGTGAACGAGGGCTTCGCGTCGCCCATGCGGATCGCGGTGTCCAAGGGCATGTTGGACTTCATCTGGCACCCGCTGGACGGCGAGCTGGAGGTGGGGCTCGGCGGGGAGTGGTGGAACGGGAAGCTGCCCCTGCGGGACGGCGAGGTGGCGCAGTTCCACCACCGCAAGGAGGGCGTGGACCCGGCGTACCGGCCGGTGCACGTGCGCTGGGAGCGCCAGGGCCACGGGATCCTGTTCCACCTGGCGGGCGGCTTCCTGAGCGACGAGGCCACGGTCCTGGTGGGCGCGAGCAAGGTGGTGAGCGAGGGGCGGAACGAGAAGTAGGAGGAAGCCCATGCCGGACGAGGAGAAGGTCGAGGAGTTGGCGGTGGTGTCGAAGGCGACCGCCTTGAAGAAGGCGGGGATGCCCATGGCGGCGGTGCTCCTGGTGGTGGCCATGAGTTTCCCGGGCTTCTGGGAGTTCTTCTTCAACCGGACCGACGACGAGGCCAAGATCAAGGCCGAGGTCAGCTACCAGCTGCTCAAGGCGCAGACGGAGGGGCTGACGGAGCAGATGAAGGAGTCGCGCCAGGAGGTAGTGGCCCTGCGCGACCTGCTTACGCAGCTGCTGATGCAGCGCGCGGCGGTGGGAGTGAAGTTGCCACCTCCGGCGGAGTTGCCGCACATCGATCCGCTGCCCGCCTCGCTGGACGAGCGCGCGGTGGAGGGGTCGGCGGCGGGGCAGGACGCCATGGCGAGCGCGGGGATCGCGGATCTCAACCTGTGAGGAGGGTGGACCGATGACGACGATGAACGAGGTGTTTGCGGGCGCGCAGGAGCCGATCTTCGAGGAGGAGGGCGCGGCCCTGGATCTGATCCTGGAGGCGGCGGACGAGGACGTGCTGGCCTACTTCGAGGAGGCCGACGCGGACCGCCTGGACTTCCTGGCGGACCTGCTGGACGCGGCCGCGCGCGGGCCGCTCAGCGAGGCGCAGCAGCTGGCCCTGGAGGGCCTGGGATCGTGGGTCAAGAAGAAGGCGGGGGCCATCAAGAAGAAGCTGGCGCCGGGGACCAAGATGGTCTTCGGCAAGGTCGTGAAGGTGGGCAAGGCTGCCGTGGGCGCCGCGAAGGCGGTGGGGCACGCGGCCGTGACGGCGAAGCGCGGCGTGCAGGCGCACTCGTTCCGCTTCACGGCGGCGGGCAAGCAGGCGCGGCAGGCGGCCAAGAAGGTCCGGGACACGCACGGGCGCGCGGCCGGGAAGAAGTCCTATGGGGCGGCCAAGGAGACCTACAAGTCGGCATCTCGCGCAGGTGAGTCGCACAAGTACGCAGCCGGGCAGGCGGCCAAGGCGCAGGGGAAGACGGACAAGCGGGCCAAGGCCGCGGAGTACGGAGCCAACGCCGAGAAGGCGTCCAAGAAGAAGGCGCCGGGGAAAAAGGCTTCCGTGAAAAAGGCGCCGCCGAAGCAGGTGCCCGCGAAGAAGAAGGCGTCCCCGATGCCGAAGGGGAAGAAGGGCGCGCCGCGCAAGAGCCGCAAGCACGAGTCGATGCAGGATGTGTTCAACCTGGTCGAGATGGGCGATACTGAGTAGTCGAGACGCGAACACGTGTTCGCTTGGAGGGTGACGATGGGCACTTTGCAGAAGTTGGGGCGCAAGCTGGAGGAGGCCACGGTCAAGAGGCAGGGTCAGGTTCTCCCGACCGAGAACGAGGCCTGGGGATTCTACGGCACGATGTCCCGGTACCGCTACGACCTGGGCGATCTGCACGACATGCAGGGGACCTGGCGGATGGCGTTCGCTGCTCTGATGAACGCGTTCCCTGGTGCTCCGTCCAAGGCGATCCGGAAGTTCCTGGACAGCAAGCCCGGGCGCCACTTCGGGGATGCGGTCACCGACGCGTTCGGCGGAGCGTCCGCGGAGGATTCCCCGATCGACAGCAAGGTGCTGGGCAAGGCGATCAAGGAAGTGCTGGGGAGTGCTCGGGACGGCGCGTGGATTCGGAAGGCGATAGCGGAGTTCGCTGGCATTCCCATCGACGCGCAAGCCGGTTCCACGGGTGCCCTGGTGGACATCATGAAGGCGCTGAATGCGGCCTGGGATGATGTGCGCTCGCAGGAGGCCAAGAAGAACTGGAAGCAACAGGGACAGGCCATGCACCAGCTGGAGAAACATGCGGACGCGCTGGTCACGGCGACGCGCGCCTGGTTTACCAACTCGGGGCGTGCACAGACCTACGAGATCTCGGCGGGTGGGGCGAAGGGGCAACCGTACAGGAAGGTGCGCGTCACGATCCCGGAAGACAAGGAATAGGGGGCCGCCATGGTGGAGATGCGCGAGGTATTCGAGGCGATCGAGGAGAGCGGCGGAGCCGAGAAGCTCTGGAAGGAGCTGCGGAAGTCCAAGCACAAGGCCGTGTCCAAGAAGGTCGGCGACGACAAGTGGGAGTTCAAGGGCAAGACCGGCCACTGGCGCACGGTGAACGGCCACGAGATCTTCTTCCCGGACGACAAGAGCGAGCCGATGGGCATGCCCAAGGCCATGAAGAAGGCCAAGAAGAAGGACACGAGCCCCGAGGGGCTGCGGAACGAGCTGCGCGCCATGAAGAAGGCCGGGAAGTTGCCGACAGGGCGCAGGGGGTAGTGCGTGGACGATCGGGCGGCAGTGGCGGCGGGAATCCTGGACCGGATCATGGAGACGATCTTCGATCGTTCCTTGACGTCCAGGGAGCGCCTGCCGCAGCGACCGTCCGACGGGGTTGCCCACGCCACGGCCCGGTTCAACGCGCGGCTCAGGGGGGCGAAGGGGCGGCCTGTGGGCGATTTGCGCGTGGTCGTCCTGGTTCCGCAGGACGCGGCGCGCGAGGTCACGGTCACGATGCGCTGGACGCGGGATGGATACGGGTTCTGGTACGAGAAGGAAACCAGGGTCGGAACGGTGGAGACGGCCGATGATGCGGACCTGGTTGGCGTGGACATGATCCTGACGGCGGTGGGCTGGACGGCCAACGGGTCGGTTCCTCTGCGGTCCATGGTTCGGGCGTTCCGGAAGGTGCGCAAGACGGGAGCAGCGGCATGAGTTCGAACTGCCTCATCGTGAACGGTACCCGCGTGATGCTCCCTGACGAGCTGATCGCGAAGGGCGGACGGGCGACGAACTACCTGGATGACGGAGAGCCGCATCTGGACGCGTGGCCGCGCAAGAGTCCGCTCTCCCTGTTCGTGCTGCACGAGACGGTGGGCGACACGGCAGGCGGATGCGAGTCCTCACTGCTGCACTCCAAGTCGGACCTCGGGGTCCACATGATCCTCGATCACAACGGCCTGATCTCGAACCACGGCGATCTGGCGAGCGAGATCATGAGGCACGCGGGGACGGCGAACGGCCGCAGCATCGGGATCGAGGTCGTGAACCCGTACAACCCGGTGTTCGACGCGGCGCCGTTCGAGCCGACGATCCCAGCTCGGTGGTGGACCTGGGTTCCCGCGGCGAAGGACGTGGAGCGGCAGCTGAAGCGCAAGGGGTGGAGGAAGGTCCCGAAGGTCTACTGCCTGCCAAGCGAGGCGCAGATCATCGTGCTGAAGATCCTGGTGCCGTGGCTCTGCGGCGTGCTGGGCATCCCGTACGAGTTCCCGACGATCGGAAACGGCCCGAAGAAGTACGGGCTCAACGGCGTGATGTCCGTGGACCCGAAGAAGGTGGCGCCTGGCGTCTATCCACACTCTGCATGGGCCCACGCTGATGGTCGCTACCTGCTGGAGCAACTGGCGGGGGTGTCGTCATGATCACGATGGCGCAGATCTTCGAGGGGTTGGAGCTGGTGGAGCGCCAGAAGGCACGGCGCGTTCGTGCTCTCGCTGGAGTGGCGGGACACAAGACCGGCACGGACACCGACAAGATCAAGTCGGAGTTCGCGGCGCAGAAAGTGATCAGCAAGCACTCGACGGAGGTGCTGGCATACTTCGCCAACCTGCCGACGACGGGGCACAACGTGAAGGCGCGCAAGCAGGCGCGGAAGTTCATGGGCATGCGCGGACACGGCTGCCCCGAGGGCGAGCACATGACGTTCGGGAAGTGCCAGAAGGTGGGCACGCATGAGGAGAACGAAATGCAGATGCAGAAGCTGATTCAGAAGATCGAGGAGTCCATGGAACCCAGCAGCCCACGGGCGGGGATTCCCGATGAGATAGCGGAGAAGAGGACGGCGAAGATCCTCGACTCCTACAAATTCGGCAAAATACAACGTCTGGCAGATGTGTTGAAGGATCTCGCGTCCAGGGCTGATTCGGGGATGGGCGGATACGCTGCCAGCTTTGCGAATTTGGAAGACCCCGATCTTCTTTCATTGGGTGTCCAGGCGGACGAGATCATGAAGAGGTGCTCGGGGGAATTTTCGGATATGTATGCCAAGGTGCTCAAGGCGGAGAAGGAAATCGGAAAGCGTATGAAGAAGAGCGGCATGTCCGTTCGGTATTCGTCAGATTTGAACGATCATGGATTCAGATTCTGATGATGCGCGGAACGAATGAACGGCTGCGGGCGATCGTCGAGGAGCTTCCGGGCTCTCCACTGCCGATGCTCACGGAGACCGAGAAGCATCTGCTTCGCTCCCTGCGCACGCAGGGTGAGCGCGCGATCCGTGGGCGGATTGTGACGAGGCACACGTTCGAGGCGCGCAGGCGCCCGCACGGGACCGATCTCGTCATGGAGATCGAGGGTCGACACGCCATGGCCGTTGCGCAGCAACTTGCCAAGCGGTTCAGTCTGGTAGAAGATGTGTGCAGCGCGGAGGTGACGCGCACCGATCGCGGAGCCATCCTGGCGCTGCGGCCGCGGGAGGAAGCATGAAGGGCATCGTCGAGGTGAAGAAGCTGGGGAACCGGAAGCGCCGGAATCCGCGGCTGAACCAGACCAGCGGGATCGTCCCGCTGCCGACGTCGATGAGCACGAACGCGCCGCTGCCTGCGGTGGCGCCAACCGGAAGTCCATAACGGGAAGAGGTAAGACCATGAGCGACATGAGGAAGATCCTGGAGGCTGCCGAGGCCGAGGCGACGGGCACACTGGACGAGACGGTTGGCGCCTCGCTCGTGGATCGGATGGCGTCCGCGATGCTGTCGGCTCCGAAGCTCGAAGTGCTGGCGGCGCGCGTCTTCGAGGACGACGCCCAGCGGCAGATGTTCGACGGCATGATCACGGAGCCCCTGCGGGCGCTCATCGCGAAGGCGCTGGACGCGGCCGGGGCGACGGTGTCGGGCGGCCTGCTGGCGAAGGCGGGGCGCGAGATGAAGGGCGTGGCCCGCGGCGGCATGAGCGCCGAGTCCGTGGACGTGGCGGCGACGATGGCCGAGATCCTCGAACCCATGGAGGGTGGCGAGGTCTATTCCGAGGACAAGGTCACCGACGGATGGAAGGGGGGGGACAAGGTTCCGCCGGGGTATCGTGTCGTTTTCGGAAAGCTGCGCAAGGTGGGAGCGCGTGGACCTGGCGGCATGCAGTTGCCCACAACGCCGGGGGAGATGCTGCACGCGATCAACAAGATGAAGAAGGGTGGAAAGAAAAAGCCTTCGGAGTCTCCTCCCGCAGGGCGTTCGGCGGAGCAGGCAGCCGCCGACAGGAAAAACGCCGGTCGCAAGGATGCCGAGTGGATGAAGCACGGCGATCTTTTCAGGATGTAATACCCCGGGCGACTGCGCTCGCATGCGCTTGGGTGGCAGGAGGGTGAAATGTTCCAGAAGCACATCGTGGGAATCCAGAAGATCTACCGCAACCTGGACGAGGCGGCTCCCGCGTTCCGCGCCGGTCGCGCCGAGGTGGAGCGACTGATCACGGCCATGCTGAGCGGCAGCCAGGTGGAGCCGCGGGCGAAGGCGATCCTCGGGAAGGACGCGGACGTGGCGGCCGCTCTGGATGCGCTGATGCCCGACCTCTACACGGTCGTGTCGCAGTGGATCATCGCCCAGGGCGGGAAGGTCAGCGGCACGAGCGCGGCCACCGTGAAGACAGCTCTGCGCGGCATGGCGCAGGGCGAGGACGTTCCTCCCCCGCCGAAGCCCGAGGTGTAGCCCTACGCCGCCCGGCGGCCGCGCGGCGCGTGGTCGAACAGGCTGCCAGGCTCCCTCTCATCGCTGGCCCACCAGGGCACCGTGACGGCGTCCGGGATGATCGCCTGCCCCGAGCGGTTCCGGATGGGGGACAGATCGTAGGAGTCGTTGGACTCCTCGACATCGATACTGATGCTCTCCATCTCCGCTAGGCTCTGCTGAAAACGGTCCATGGGTTCTCCTTGGCCGGACATCGCGCCCGGGATCTAGGCCGCGCTCATCGCGTCCTTCATGTTGTCCTTCCACGCGTCCCAGTCGAACTCGGGGAAGAGGTTAGCCATCACGCGTGCCGTGGCCGCGTACGTGCCTGCGGGGGGCTCGCGCAGGTTCTCGGGGGTGCTCGTGGGGGCTGGGGCGCTGGAGGCGTTCTGCGTGGCGGCCGGGGCCGTCGTCGCGGGCTCCGCGATCCGGTCCGCTGTCTCGACCCCGGTCCAGCCGAAGCGGCGGCCCAGGGCGGCGACCTCGGCGGCGGCCATCATGGGGAAGCTGTTGACTCGGCGATCCGCCAGCCAGCGGCGGCCGCGGACCTGGCGCATGGCGTCGGTCGCGTCCACGTTGTAGGGCGCGTCCACGATGATCTGGCTGCCGTCGATCCGGATGTTGTCGCGGCGCGCGGGAGCCGGAGCCGGGTTCGCGATCCAGGTGTCGACGTCCAGGGTGGCGACCACCGCGTACTCCGCAATGAAGGCCGCCAGGGCCGCCTCGCTGCCGCGGCCGACCACCCAGCACTTGCGGGCGCCGTCGAAGCGGCGGGATGGCAGCGTCTTGATCGCGGCGACCAGGATCGCGTTGTAGGGGAAGTCCACGACCGCGAAGGCTCCCTCGATCCAGGCGCGGGGGCGCTTCCGGATCAGGACCAGCTCGTGGGTGCCGATGCGGCCCTCGCGCCAGGCCTTGGCCTCCGCTGCCTCGTCGACCGTCCGCTGCGCCGTCTTGAACCGCTTGAGGGCGGCCTTGCGCGCGGTCGGGGGAAGCTCGGCCTCGATGCGGATCTCGGGGAGGGCCGACCACTCGATGCCTGCCGCGGCGAGCTGGCCCTGGTATTTGTGGAGCATGTCGCGCACGATGACGCACTGCTCGGCGTCCCACATGTCCGCCGGGATCGTCGCGATGTAGCGGCCCCAGGACGTGTCCGCCTTGTTGAAGCCTACGTCGTCGCGCTGCCGGGCGCCGTCGCACACGCCCGCGATGGCCCCGCAGGCCGCCTTCAGTTGCTCCGCCACCTGGTTGATCGTCATGGTCGTCATGCTGTCCTCCTTCCCAGCATCGCGCTGGGCATCTGTGGACATAATAAGCCCTGCCATGCGTTTGTCAACCTATCCCAGATCGATTTTCCGATCGGATGTTTTCTTGTCGTAATATCGGACCTTTGCGCGGTACTCCTTGACCTTGCGCTGCGCGGTCTTCAGCTTGCGCTCCCAGGAGGCGAGGCTGGCGCGGGCCTTGTCCTCCCGGAGCTTGACCGCTACCATCCGGGCGAGGGCGACGCGCTCCTCGGTGGGGCGCAGGTCGCGGGCGACACCCAGGTGCCAGCGTTCGAGCAGGTTGTCGCGGTCCGCGCGGAAGGCGACCAGGGCGATCCGCTCGGCCTCGCGCGACTCCCCCTCCTTGAGGCTGCGCCGGATGCTGGCGCCGTTGATCCGTCCGCGGTAGTCGTGCGCGAGGTGTTGGACCTCGTGGGCTGCGATGCTCACCAGGGCCTCCCAGCGGTCGCGTGGTCCGCGCACGCTGCCCAGCGCCGCCATCTCCTCGGCCGTCCCAGTGCGTGCCGCCTCGTCGGTCTTGGCGAACCTGAGCAGGACCTCCTTGCTCCAGGGTTTGGCGTGCCCGTGCCAGCCGTGGCGCGTGTTCATGACCTTGACTGTCTTGATGTCGCTGGGGCGGATCTTGGCGTCCGCGTAGCCGATACCCTTCAGTCCGCAGATCCAGCTGACGCAGCGGCGGATCACCTGACTGGGGACGTCGGTCGTGTTTTCGATCTTCATGCCTCGTCCTCCGGCGAACACGTGTTCGCTTCATCGAGGTCGAACCCGAAGTGCTTCTTGATGCAGTCCGGGCAGTACGTGTGCGAGAAGAGCGCGTCGGCCGGGTAGCCGCCCGCAGGAGCGTCCGCGTAGTTCTCAGCCTTCCCTGGGCCAACCCGCTGGCGCATACAGGAGCAGCAGATCACGATCAGGGAATCCATTGCGCCTCCGTTGCCTCCGGACATCGTGTCCGGCATCTACATGGAAGTTTAGCACATCCTGCGCGTTTGTCAACAACCGTTTAGAACAGGTGGCAGCACGCTTGGACCGAAGCCGGGCAGTCGTAGCCGTCCTCGATGACATAGAGCGGGCCGGTGCACATCGAGGGGTCCAGGCACACGTATTCTGGTTCGTCCGTGGGGCAGGGTCCCAAGTCGGTATCCACGTCGGTGTCGGTGTCGCCGCCTCCCAGGTCGCAGCAGGTTTGGCCGGTAGGACAGGAGCCAGCAACCTCTGTCCCGCCAACGATCAAGCATCCGGACCCGTACATGCACAGCTCCGTGCATGGCGCCTCCCCGGTATCCGTGTCCGTGTCCGTGTCCGTGTCGGAGTCCGAATCCGAATCCGAATCCGAATCCGAATCCGAATCCGTGTCCGAGTCGGTGTCCGTGTCGGTATCGCTGTCCGTCCCGCTTTCCTCGCAGCACACGTCGCCGGAATCCGGGCAGGTGTACTCGTCGTGGACGACGCCCATGGAGCTACAGACGACCGCGCCCCAGCAGTTGTACGGGCACGACACGTCGCTATCCGAATCGCTGTCCGTGTCGCTGTCGGCGTCCGAATCGGAATCGGTGTCGATGTCGACATCCGTGTCGGAATCGACGTCGGTGTCGGCGTCTCCACCGTCAGGGATTTCGTACAGTGATCCGTTCTCCCCGCTACACCCGATCGCAAACGCGATCACCCACACCAGCATCTTTCCCATGATCATACCTCCTGTCACATTCTACCACTGGGCATCGAACCCGGCATCTGCTTTGTCGAGGTTGTCAATCCACCTCGCAGGCATTCGATCTGCCTTTAATCTAATCCGTTGAGTGCGTTTGTCAACCAGGAAAAGGTAAAATCGACCATTCGGATGGGTGAGATGCGCGAAAGTGGATTGACGAAATGTGTGTCGCGTGTGTAGGCTGGGACCAAGGGAGGCGCATTCCATGAGTCGACTCAACGTGGAGATGCCGGAGGACGTGCTGGACGAGTTCCGGGACCGGGCGGACCAGGTGGGCCGCTCCGTGTCGGACGTGATTCGCGGGATGATCGTGGACTGGCTGCGGCAGGAGCGCCGCGCCGAGGCTGAGCTGCTGTCCCTGGATGAGCAGCGGAAGAAGCGGAGGGCAGAATGACGGATCAGGACCTGGGTGGGATTCCGGCAGAGAAGCCGGGGTTGAACAAGATGTCGGAGGAGATCTCCAAGGTGGGCAGCGACTGGCGCATGCAGGACGTCACGTCCAGCGCGCTGACGGTTGATCTGCCGTGCGGATACCTGGACCCCGATGGGGCCGTGCACCGGGAGCTGGTGGTCTCGGAGATGACGGGCTACGAGGAGGACTTGCTGGCGGGCAAGGGCCCGGTGCTCCAGCGCCTGAACCAGATCATCCTCAACTGCACGAAGCGGCTCGGCGCCATCGACGATCGCAAACAGCTGGCGCAGGCGGTGGGGAAGCTGACGGCGAGCGACCGCATGGTTGCCTTCCTGGCGATCCGGCGCGTCTCGCTGGGCGATTTCTACGAGGTCAAGGTCCAGTGCCCGAACACGGACTGCAAGGAGGAGGTGCGCTACACGCTCAACCTCGCGGACGTGACGATCAAGGCGATGCTGGAACCGGGGGTGCGATCCTTCGAGGAGAAGCTGGACTCCGGTCGCGTCGTGGTCTGGCACGTGATGACCAGCGACGACGAGGAGTGGCTGAACACGAAGGGCAAGAAGAAGGAGGACGTGCTGACGCTCGGTCTCCTGTCGCGCGTGGACAAAGTGGACGGGGAGATCATCGACCGGACCAGGAAGGAGTCGATGGCCAAGCTGAAGGGTCTGCCGACGCGCGACCGCAACGCGATCCGGAAGTTGTTCGAGAAGCACGAGGGTCACGTGGACACGAAGGTAGACTTCGTTTGCCCGTCGTGTCAGCATGAGTGGAGGGAGGAACTGAACCTGGGGCAGCCGGGTTTTTTCTTCCCGTCGGCAATGTAGCCGCGATGGAGCAGGAGGTCTTCTTCCTGACCGAGCTACAGGCCAACACGTACGAAAGTGTGATGGGCATGCCCTACAGCCGCCGGAAGCGATTCGTCGAGCAGAAACACCAGCTGGAGGTGCAGCGGCGGGCGAACGAGGAGCGGGCCGCATCCCACGCGCGCATGAGGGCGCGGCGGCGCAGGTAGCGAACACGTGTTCGCTTCGGTGAGGCGTTCATGAACCTGTTGGGCATTTCGTGGGGGATGGGGGCGCGCGACGTCGGCATGAAGGCCGCGGTCACGGGCGCGCAGAGCAACCTCGACAAGCTCAACGAGGGCATGGAGCAGCAGTCCAAGATCGCGGGCAAGTCCAAGGGCCCTGGGTTCTGGGCCAAGATGAAGCAGGGCGTGCGCGACTTCAACATCGCCTCCATCGCCTCCGACGTGCACGCGCTGACGGGCGACACGGGCAACCTGTCCAACTCCCTGGAGTCCATGGCCGTCGCCAACGCCAAGGCCGCCAAGCCGTTCGTGGCGTCGCTGAACCTGACCGGCAAGGAGATGCGCCGGATGACCTCCCGGATCTCCGGCATGGCGATCGGCATGAACGTCGGTGCCGAGGCGGTGGCGGAGGTCTTCAAGTCCATGCATCAGGCCGCGGGCCCGGCGAAGGAGGCGCTCGACGCCCTCGGGTATTCCGAGAAGGACTGGGTCAAGATCTCGGAGACCACGGGCATCAAGGTGTCCGAGCTGACGGACGTCATGGGCGGCATGAGGGCGCTGTGGAAGGCCACGGCGCCGGAGGAGGCCGCGTTCATCAATCGCCTGGTCGAGATCGGCAAGAAGGCCGGGCTGGGGTTGCAGCCGATCAAGAGCCTCAAGGAGAACATCGAGACGCTCGGGAAGCCGTTCGAGAAGCTGCCGCCCGAGTTGCAGCGCTCGGGCAAGGAGATGATGGGCCTGGCGGAGTCGGCCACGCGCATGGGCGGCGTGTTCCGCGAGCTGGGCAGCAGCGAGGAGGAGGCCACCAGCCTGGGTATGCAGACGGCGTCCATGTTCGCCGAGCAGGCCGTAGCGATCGAGCGCGCGCAGAAGTACGGCCTCAACGCGCTGGACGAGTCGCCGCTGTTCAAGTGGCTCACCAGCCTCGGCGTGGGGTACAGCGAGGCAACGAACATCATCGAGACCGGATCGCGCGATGCCGTGAAGGGCACGCAGCTGATCCAGGATCAGTTCAAGCGGTTCGGGATGGGCGGCGCGCAGCAGCAGGCCATGCTGGCGGAGCTGAGCGGGGCGCTGGGCGAGAGCGCGAGCGGCCTGGGCTACCTGGTGCAGAACACGGACGCGGGCACGAAGGCTCTCTCTCGCATGAGCGCAATGACGGTCACGGGCAAGGATGGCCTCCGGAAGTACGCCAATGCGGCGTTCAGCAGCGGCCGCACGCTCCAGGAGAGCTACGATCTTGCGAAGGAGGCGTTCGACACCCAGATCCGCAGCATCTCGCGCAAGGATGTGGTGGGGCTCATCAGCAGCAAGATGGGGGCGTTCCGCGAGGTGGGCAAGGAGATGAAGGCGCTGGCCGAGGAGGGCGGCCCCATGAGCATGCTGGTCCGCGGCATGAGCACCTTCAAGCAGATGGGCATCCAGGGCGTGTTCCTCCAGGTTGGCAAGGCCATGGGCATGGACGTGAAGGCGGCGCAGAAGATGTCCATCAAGCTCGGGCTCGGCATGGAGACCTTGCAGGGGTTCGCGCAGGAGCTGGGCCCGCTCATGAACATGCTGGGGCAGTTCGGGCCCATGGGCATCGCGGCGGGCGGCATCGCGGGCTTCTTCATGCTGGATGACGCGGACCGGGCGAAGATCGTCGGGGCGCTGGGCCCCATGTGGGAGAAGGTCAAGCAGGGGGCCAGCGACATCTGGTACGGCACGGAGGGGAAATCCGGGCTCAAGGATTGGCTCATTGGGGCATGGGATACCTTCGCGGCGTACGTGAAGACCCATTGGCCCGAATGGAAGAAGGACATTGGGGCAGCGTTGACATGGATTGTGGCGGAGTTGGGACCTGCGGTTGCCGAGGTTGTGAAAACAGTGGCGTCATCGCTCGTTGGAGCATTGGACGGAAATTCGGCGATGATTGGTGGAGCGATCGGAGGTGCGATACTCGGAGGGAAGGTGTTTGGGTTGGGACTGACCGGGACACTGGCGGGAGCGTTCTATGGTTCGATCATAGCCGGTGGCATGGCTGCTAACGAGAAAATGAAGAAGGATCTGGAGGCGCAGAAGAAGAAAGACCAGGACGATTACGACAAGTTGACAGAGGGAAGAAATAAGAAGGCACAGGATCTGCTCGACGCCGGGAAAAAGGCTGCGGAGGAGAAGGCGGGCGGCAGATACACTGCCGATGTCGGAGGTGGGGTCTCAGTTTTTGGTGGTGTGGCACTGGAGGAGGACCCAGGGCTGAAGCTCATGGCAGAGTACGAACAGAGCATGGAGGGACTTCAAGCTGCGGCGAGAAACCAACCGGGATTCTACGATTATGCGACCGAACTGTTTCTGGAAAACAAAGATGCCGGGAAGGCTCTTCTGAACAAGAGCTTAGAGGAGGAACGTGCCTTTATCACTCAACGCGTGCGGAACGAACAGAAGTTCTACGAGGAGCAGGGCGGCATCATGGGGTTCATGGGGAAGGCGCTCGTGTCAGCGCGTGGAGCTTCCGAGATCTACGCGGTAGAAAGTGTAATTGAAAATGCTACCGAAGATGGATATGCAGCGATTGAAGGAGGTGCCAGTGCGCTCCAGGACCGACTCACGTCCGAAATGATGAAGGTGCAGTACCTGCCTGAAGTCCAGCAAAAGATGAAGACGCTCAGGGATCTGTACGAGTCGAAGCAGATCGACTTTGCCTTCCTGACGAGCGAGGCGGATCGGATCGTCAAGCAGTATCTCCCCGTGGTCAACAAGGTGGCGGCGGAGAGCGATGCAATCACCTGGGCGGCCTCAGCGTGGGATAGTGAGTTGGGCGCGTTTGTTCTGACGCAAGAGGAATATGCGCGAGGCATGGGGCAATACGGAGAAGTTCTTCAAGCACAAGCAGAGATGTTCCCCAACGCTCCTGACATCGGCGACTTCCTCGATCCTGCGACAGCAGAGATGATGAAGAATCAGGCGGTTGCACTTCAGCAACTTGCGGATGCTCGTAACGCATTGGGTGAATCTTCATCTATTGAGGATGCTTACGACGAGATGAACCAGGATTGGATGTTTGCGGAGCCGATAATGCCTGGTGAGGGTCCGGCAGATGAAATGAGCAGAATGGTTCCAGAACCGATGGCGGCGGATCAGGGGCCACTTGTTAATGCGGCAAACAAGTTTGCGGAGTCGATTAACCAGACGAATCAACTTGTCGGTGGTGCGGTGGCCGCGGCGCAGAGCGAACTGGCAGCCCAAAGTTCCGTTATGGCTACGAGCGCGTACTATGCTGGACAAGCGATCGTGACAGAACAGGGGAAGGGCATCTCAGAGAACGCTTGGGTGCTCAAGGATGCGGCAACCAAAGCGGCGGGGATGGTTGCTCCGATCCTCACGGCTGGATCTCCTGTCGATGCTGGTCCGCTGGAAAACGTGGGAGCAGGTGGAGAGAGTGATCCAGCCTACATGGCAGGACGCAACCTCATGGAGTCCTTCGCTTCGGGCATCGACATTTCATCGAAGTTGGTGGCCGACGCTGTGACGAGTGTGCTGGACGATTCCGTGTTCGCGACCTTCGACGCGTACAAGATGAAGATGGACGATCTGGCGAAGAAGAAGCCCATGCTGATGGGCATCGCCGATGCGATGGTCCAGAGCTTCGCGGGCTCGATCGAGAACGTCGAGATTGAGGGGAAGACCGAGAACGTAAAGGCGAACATCAAGGCGATGCTCAGCATCCCGGGTCTCGCAGGTGTGGTGGCGGCCGTGATCTCGGAGGGCTCGAAGAGCCGGGCGATCCTGGACAAGATCCGAGGCAACACAGAAACGTTGGCAAAAGCCGTCGGCGAGAAGGGCGGGAAATCCGCCTTCAACGTCATGACGTTGCCAGGATAGGAGGAGGGTAGATGCCTGCACCGACTCCAAAGGTACCGACCAAGGTGTTCACCGCGAGCGCGGGCTCCCCCATGCGGTTCATGGCCGAAGAGGTGATCTGGGATCTGGAGTGCGGCTCTCTGGTGCGTTTCCGCGCTCCGTTCGTCATGCCTAACTGGGATGGCGTGACGGAGAACGAGGACGACTACATCGTCGAGGACCCCTGGATGCGCATCGACATCCTGGGCAAGCGCAACTACGACGACGAGCTGCGGGGCTGGGTGATTGCGGCGCGCAACGGTCTCGATCTTCCGGACGTGCAGCTCTACGTGGGGCAGCGCCTCAAGATCCCGCGGCGGGAGTGGGTGGAGACGAAGCTCCTCACCCAGGGGGCCTAGCCGATGTTCACGGACCCCATCGCGCAGGTGATCTTCACGAACCCGGTCTCCAAGCAGGAGTGGAAGTGGACCGCGCCGGAGTTCCCGTTCCTTACGGGGGTCACGCTGGCCTACGAGTTCATGCGCAAGGCGACGATGCAGCTCACCTTTGATGCGCCCTACCAGGACGCGATCGAGCGGCTGCTGATCCGGCAGTCGCCCTTCGCGCAGGGGACGCACGTGCGCGCGCGCATCGGGTACGCCTCCATGACGAACTGGTTCACCGAGTGGTTCCACGGGTTCCTGAACGTGGGCGGCGACGGGCTGACGATCGACCCCAACGGCATGTCGGGGTCGATCTCCGTGCAGGTGGTCTCCGATGGCGTGGACTACCAGGTGTCCCAGGAGCGCGTGCCGCTGAGCGGGGCCCCCGTGGACATGCTGCGCCAGTGCGCGGAGGCGATGGGGCTGGAATTTATGGCATCTGAGGGAACTCTTCAGTCTACCAATGCGCTTCTGACAGCCGGGCTCAGAAGCAAAAGCTACTGGTCCCCGGAGCCGTTTGCTGGGTTGACGGCCTGGGAGGCGACCAAGCGTATCGTGGAGATGCTCAATCTGCGCATGTGGATTGGACCCGATCCGGCCGACCTGGGCAAGGGGGGGCGGCGCCTGTGGGTGGGCACCGAGCGGGAGATCACGGGGGGCGTGTTGAGCAAGTTGGACCCCAGCGGATCTGCCGCACCAGCGCGCCCTACGTTCCGCGTGCGCGGGGTGGTGGATCTAGCGACTTCTACGTTCCCGTGCCTGTCCTGGGCGCCCGAGGGGGCAGGGTTCGCAACCTGGCTGGCGGGCGGCGAGGATATGGCTGGCAAGGGCGTGGAGGTATCCTACGTTGACAGAAAAACCGGGAAGGTCGAGACGGTTTCTTCCGATCCGAGACAGCGCCAGGCTTCTACGGTGGGGGCTTTGTCGCAGCCGGGGCAGGAGGACCGTAAAGTTCAAGGAGAAAACGGGACCGAGATCAAGGGGGACGAGAAGAAGCAGGACGGGAAGGCGGCGCGGCGCACCAGCGCGCCCATGCCGGAGGGCGATGCGGGCAAGCAGCGCGCGCAGAGCGAGGCCGATCAGCTGGTCGCTGCGGGGAGCCCTGCGCAGACGGGCGTGATCGCCTCCATCGGGGTGCCGTGGGTGGTGCCGTCCGCGCTGGTCAACCTGGCGGGGGCCGGGCAGATCTACGACGGCCCCTACCTCGTCCAGAAGGCGACGCACACGTACACGCCCGGGGTGTACGACATGTCCCTGACGTGCATGCGGCAGGGGGCTGGGGGGGCCGAGCGGGCGGGGGAGAACATCCAGCCGCCGGTCGGCCCCATGCCAGGGTAGGGAATCCATGTTCGGGAACCGCCCCAACGCGATGCAGCTGTTCACCGACCCCATCGGGTGGTTGCGGGATACGCTGGCGCGCATCGGCATCGAGGGGTTCGCCAAGCGGTACTACGGCGTCTACCTGGGCGTGGTGGTGTCCAACAACGATCCGGACAACCGGGGGCGCATCCAGGCACTGTGCCCCGCCGTGGGCGTCACGGCGCCCGACCAGATCGGCGAGGGATGGTGGGCAGATCCCTGCATGCCGGGGCTGGGGATGGACCCCGTGACCAAGCAGATCACGGGGGATTTCCACCCGCCGGACGCAGCGACCATGGTCTGGATGATGTTCCAGCACGGGAAGGCGGAGTTCCCCGTGTACATCGGGGGCTGCCTGCCCGAGGGCAAGGCGAGCGACACGTTCGACGCGGTCAACGCGCTGCGCAAGGGCATCCGGACCAAGACGGGGCACTTCATCCGCATGTCGGACGACCCGGCGGACCTGCACGTCATGATCTGCAAGGGGGACGGCGCGGGCGCCCCGAGCCCGGTGTTCCTGGCCTTCGACAAGGACGGGTCGGTGCAGATCGAGAACCAGAACGGCAGCACGATCTTCGTGAGCGCGCTGAAGCCCGAGACGTCGATC